GCGTGCTTTCGGCTGAGGCTTACAGCAAGGAAGGGCTATCGCCAACGCTCGTGGTGTTTGATGAGTTGCATGCCCAGCCCAACAGAGAGCTGTTTGATGTTATGGCGCTCGCCCAAGGTGCGCGAGGGAACCTTGCCACACTAATCGCCATTACAACAGCTGGCGTGAAGTCTGATAGCTCAGGTCAAGACTCGATTGCTTACAACCTTTACCAATACGGGCAGAAAGTTGCAAGAGGAGAAATAGACGACCCAACTTTCTTTATGGCTTGGTGGGAAGCCCCACAAGAGTTTGACCACACTGACCCAAAGACTTGGGAGTTAGCTAATCCTGGCTTTGATGACATCTGCGCCAAAAGCGACTTTGAGTCTGCCGTGCTTAGAACACCAGAATCAGAGTTCAGGCGTAAGCGCATCAATAACTGGGTTTCCAGCAAAGATGCTTGGTTGCCAGCAGGATCGTGGGACCAGTTGGCTGTTCCTAGCGATTACAACGAAGATGACGAGTTCATCATTGGCTTTGACGGCTCTTGGTCTAATGACTCCACCGCTGTCATCGGAGTTCGGTTGCCCAGACACGAAGACGATAAGCCCCACCTGTTTATGATTCAGACTTGGGAGAAGCAACCCGAAGATGACGCAAGCTGGCGAGTGCCAACGCTTGAGGTCGAGGATGTCATCATTCAGTTCTGCACTAAGTACAGGAATGTCCGAGAAGTAGTCTTTGACCCGCCAAGGTGGACTAAGACGATGGTAATGCTTGAGGAGATGGGTTTTCCAGTCGTAGGCTTCCCAACATTCTCGGCTGCCCGTATCGTTCCTGCTTGTCAAATCTTCTATGATGCTGTGACTGAGCAAACAATCACGCATGACGGCAATCCTGTGCTTACACGGCACTTAGATAACGCTGTTGTCAAATCAGACAGGTATGGCAGAAGGATTACAAAAGAGTCGGCTGGAAGTCCCAGAAAGATAGACGCGGCGATTGCTGCTGTCATCGCCCTAGATAGGTGCATAAACAGCACTAAACTAGAAGATGAACTATCTCCGCAATTCTTCATTTAGGTTGGTTATGACAGCGACAATACTCCAAGCACTAGGGATCTTGACAGTTGCCGCAGGTGCGGGTCTTCTTTTTCCACCAGCAGGTGTGATTCTTTTAGGTATTGGCTTTCTTGCTTTCGGGATTGCCTTAGAGCGAGGTAAGTAATGCTAGGTAATCTTTTTGAAAGCAGAAATGTAAGCTTTCAGTCAATCTGGGGTTCGGGCGAAGTCTGGCAGCTAGATACTTCTGCTGGTCAGCTAATGAACACCCAGAAGTCGCTAGAAATCTCCGCGTTCTTCTCAGCAGTCAGTCTTATCTCTGACACTCTTGCAACTTTGCCTATTGACGCTCATGTACATCGCGGAGCTGACAGAGTTCCATTAGACCCACAGCCAAACTGGATTGAACAGCCAGATGTAGACATGACTCGCTCTGGTCATTACCAGCAAATCTTTATTTCACTTTTGATGCACGGCAACTCTTACACTCGTGTCTTTCGTGATCGCAGTGGCGAAGTTGTAAACCTAATGGCGCTTGACCCAGAAAAGATGAAGGTCACTCGGTCAGCAGTTGGTCGCAAACTTTACGAATACGAAGATGACAAGAACTTGATGACATCTGACCAAATCATCCACATCACAGACTTGGTTCTACCAGGCAAGCTTGTCGGAACAAGCCGTGTTGAGAAACTACGCGAAGCACTTGGACTAAACCTTGCACTACAGCAGTACGCAGCACGATTCTTCGGTGCAGGTGCGTCAGCTCAGGGGGTCATTGAGTTTCCTGGCAACCTAACCCCAGAACAGGCAAAGCAACTTGCCGATGGCTTTGACTCACGCCACAAGAACAACTCACGCAGAGCGCACCGCACTGGTGTTCTATCTGGTGGAGCTAAGTTTGTTCCAACTCAGGTAGATCCAGAGAAGTCGCAGGCACTTGACTCACGCAAGTTCGGTGTAGAAGAAATCGCTCGTATCTTCAACATTCCGCTACACATGCTAGGCGTTCCTGACACCGCAAGCTACGCTTCGGTTGAGCAAAACGCAATTCAGTTTGTGACTCACACATTGCGCCCTTACGCAGAAAAGGTTGAGTGGGCTTACTCTCGCCTACTGCCACCTAATGCTTACATCAAGTTCAACTTCAACAGCTTGCTTCGTGGAGACCTAGAATCACGCTTCAACGCTTACTCGGTTGCAACTCAGTCAGGCTTCTTGTCTATCAATGACATTCATGCCTTTGAGGACATGCGCCCAGTAGACGGCGGAGACATTTACCGTGTTCCACTAGCCAACATCAATTTGCCAGACGCAAAGCTTGTTGGTGAGCAGATGATGTACGACATTGTTTCCAAGCTTGTTCAAGCTGGATACCAGCCAGATGACATCCTTGCCACATTTGACTTGCCAGCTATTCCTCACTCTGGAGTACCTAGCGTTCAGTTGCAACCTGTTTCTCAGATTGACCCGACTGCCCCTAAGACCGTATACGAGGAATAAATGATAAACCCAGGCATCTACAACATCAAGGCTTATCAGGGTGCGACTTACGACCTAAACCTAACTTGGGCAATCGGCGGAACAGCCGTAAACCTAACTAGCTACACCGCTGCCATGCAAGTAAGAGAAAACCCTAGCGCAACCTCAACAGTGCTTAGCATGACCAGCGGAAGCGGAATTACACTCGGTGGGACTGCTGGCACAATCGCTGTTGCCGTTTCAGCTTCAACAATGGGATCTGCCACACCTGGCAACTATGTCTATGACCTAGAACTCAACTCAGGTGGTCAGGTGACTCGACTTATTCAAGGCTCATTTGCTATTGAAGCTGAGGTCACTAAGTAATGTCCCAAGTCACCCTTGAGATAACAGAGACAACTACAACACTTGAAGTAAACCAAACTTCAACTGATGTAAATGTCACTGAAACATACACCACGCTGTCTTTAGGCAACGCTGGTCCTCAAGGTATTCAGGGAGTTGTCGGTCCAGCCAACACACTTTCGGTTGGAACTGTAAGCAAGTCAAGCGATGACACCGCTGTTGTCACAATTACTGGAACTTCACCAGCTCAAACTGTGAACTTTACTTTGCCACGAGGACTACAAGGTATTCAAGGAATACAAGGAACAACTGGAGCCACAGGCGCTACTGGAGCAACTGGACCTACTGGACCCCAAGGGGAAAAGGGTGACAAAGGTGACAAGGGTGACACAGGTTCAACAGGAGCTACAGGAGCCACAGGTCCAACAGGTTTACAGGGTGCAACAGGACCCAAGGGCGATACAGGTGATACTGGTCCGACAGGCGCTACTGGACCGCAAGGTGAAACAGGTCCGCAGGGTCCTAAAGGAGATACAGGAAACCAAGGACCGACTGGTGCGACTGGTTCAACTGGCGCACAAGGTATTCAGGGCGAAACAGGTCCAACGGGACCAACAGGACCGCAGGGAGAAACTGGAGCTACAGGTGCGACAGGGGCTACAGGCTCACAAGGACCAACTGGTGCTACAGGACCAACAGGACCAACAGGCGTAATTGCTGCAACATCACCAGTTGCATACAACGCTGAAACGCAGACAGTCTCACTATCTGCTACGACCATCACAGTAAACGGCACAGCAGTTGCACTCGGTGGGACTGTTACTGTCAATGCGAGGCTTGCGTAATGATTCTTACAAACCTAATTACTCTAACTGCTACACCGCAACAGGTGGTCGGACCTGCTATTCAGAGACAAATTGTTCATTTACACAATCAAAACAAATCTTCAAACAATTACATACACTTTGGCAACCAAACAGTTAGCACAACGAATAGCCCTCATTTAGATCCAGGCGAATCAAAAATACTAACCCTTGAACCGCACGACACCCTTTGGGCTGTTTCTGACCCAAGTGGTCTTGAGCTTGGTGTCCTAATAGTTAGGCAGAGCCAGTAATGCCGTATTACATCACAGACAAGTCAAGTGACTGCTCAGGCTGGGCAGTTGTGAAAGAAGATGGCGAAGTCCTAGGTTGTCACGGCTCAAAGCAGTCTGCTATTGACCAAGCTGTTGCTGTGAGCCTTGCAGAAGACACAGAGTTCGGTGGAGAACGAGCTGCGGTTGGACTTCTTGCTTCTGGTGATTGGGTTTCATGGGAGCCAAACGATTCTAAGGTTCTTGCTCAGGTAGTTGTTGTTGAGGATCAGTACGCTGTTGTCCGCATCTTTGAATACGAGTATGGAGTATTTAGTCCGACTGACAAGCTGATGGTCATAAATGTTTTTAGCATTGAGAAGATTCAGAGACCAGAGCGTATTGCAGTAGAAGAAGCTGAACTGGATTCGGTTGCAGACATGGGCGATGAAGCAATGCCAGACGAGGAGTTTATGACTCGTGCAAGACCAGATGAGCTAGAAGTCGGTGACTTTGTTTCTTGGCGTTCATCAGGCGGTAGAGCCAGAGGCAGGATTACAAGAATACGCAGAAACGGAGAGCTAACCGCTCCTGAGAGTGACTTTACTGTCACAGGCACTCCAGATGACCCTGCTGCGCTAATCCGCATTTACGAACAGACTGACGAAGGCTGGAGACAAACACCAGTAATCGTTGTACACAGATTTACAACTCTGACAAAAATTGACGAGCTTCGGTCAGAGCAAAGAGACCTGCCTGACAACTACCGACCAGCTTTGGCAGAAGATGTCCCAGAAGGTCGCGCCTGCGGAAACTGCTTCTTCTTCAACGAGGAAAGACAGAACGAAGACGGCACTAAAGCTTGGTGTGAGAAGTGGGAAGAGTTTGTAGATGGTGGCTACTACTGCAACGGCTGGCAGGCAGACGAGGAAGCTCGCGCTATAAACCAGAAAGCTCCTGCTTACATGAGAGCTGCTGCTCGCCGTGGGCTAGAGCTTTACGAAGAAGGATTTGGTGGAGCTGGACTCACACAGAAGACAATCCGTGAAGCACGCCTGATGGCACAAGGTCAGGTATCAGATGACAAGTGGGTAAGGATTGGCGCATGGATAGCACGACACATGCCAGACCTTGACGCACCAAAGAACTCCAACAGGAATGACCCTGAGTATCCAGGACCAGGATTGGTAGCTCATTTGCTTTGGGGATCAGGACCAACCAAGAGAGCTGCTGAGCGTGCGATGAGCTACGCTAACGGTGTTGTTGCTAGGATTGAAGCAGAGGAAAGAACTATGACTGACACTACTGAGAAGCTAAACCGCTGGGCGGATGTAGCTCGCGCAATCCAGAAAAAGATTGACGGGGAAACAAACTCCAAAGACCCAGAAATCCGCACCACCAACACAGAGTTTGAGATTCGGTCAGAAGA